TCCGAATCTCGAACACGGCGCCCACGTCTCGACGTTCCATGCCGTAATACCCTAGCTCTGTCGCCCGCACTGTAAGTGCCATGCGTCCTCCTGCTGACGGGCGAGCCAGAAGGCCTATGCCTCCCAGCCCGCCGGCATCCGAGTTTAATACGTGTAGGCGATCGGGCCTACGTCTGCCGTGAATGTCGTGGGGACCGTGAGATCGCCCACCGTGCCGAACGTGCCGGTCGCGCTCTTCGTGAGCTGCGTGATCCCGATCGTGCCAGCCGCGAGAGCCCGCACCTTCGCTGTGGCGCCGTTCAACGTGACCGAGAGGAAGTACCACTGCGGCCCCAGGATTTCGACAGGTGCCGCGAAGGGCAGCTCCTGGAATGTGGCCGCCGTGCCCACCGTGACCCCCGCAAGCGCCGAGTTAGCAATCAGCTTGCCGTCGGCATCGTGAAGCTCGACGAGCGCCTTGTCGGTCCCGCCGACGGACCCGATGAGGTACCCGATCCCCGTACACACCATGCTGTGGGGAATGAACACGGACGCCGAAAACCGCGTCCCGGACACCCCGAAAATATCCGTGCCGTTAGTCAGCGCCGCGAGCGCCGAGTAGTTGCAGAACTTCTTGGACCCGCCCGCCGTGGCGAGATCGATCCCGCCGCGCATGCGACCGAACCGGGCAATGCGTCGAAATTTCGTGGAGAGTAAAGGCATCGTGTGCTCCTTTGGTGATTGAGCGTAGGGACCAGGGACGTGCCCTGGCCCCTACCGCCGTGCCTGACCCAGAGGTCAGCGTTATGAGATCGTGTAGCCCTTGGCGTACACCGGATCTTTCTGGAACATGGACTGCAGCGTGGCCCAGGCCGAACAGGTCACCGTGGTGGTGCCGCCTGACGACGTGTTCCTGAACGCAATGTACTGCTTCGTCGGGAATCCCGGAGGAATCGCCAAGAAGAACTTGTAGCCCGCGACCAGCACGGCTGCCAGGAACGTCATCGAGGCGATGATGTCCGGCGAGCTCATGTTCGTGGCCGCAGATTGAATGATTTCCATCGTGTGCGTAGACCCGGCACCCGCCGCGACGGTCACGATGACGCCCACCCCTTCAGGTTCGCCATCGCCGACCTGCCGCTTCGGCGTCACAGCGCCGAGGTCAATCACGTTGGTGCTCACGGTCGCAGCGCCGGTAAAGGCCTGCGCCGCGCTCAGTTGTGTTTCTTTATCGACATACATAGCGACCCCCTTGTTCTGCGTGAAAAGCCAAATTTGCTACACATCGCACACTGCCACTGTTGGCGTGGCCTTTAGACGACCGCAGCCTCAGTCTCCAAGAGCTGGTCGACCTTCCGCACCGGGATGCTCCTGAACGTGGACGTCGGTACGCCCTCGACCGCGTCCCAGCGCAACCCCCCGCCGGCAATGACATCGGCCCGGCGCTGAATGTCGAGGAACTCGAAACACGTCCGATTCATGTAGAACACCGGCTTGACCATTTCGATGAACGGAATCCGGTGGATTGCCTTGATCATCAGTTCGACCAAGTCGGCTGCTGACGATTGTGCGACCAAGTTGGACACGTCGATGTTGGCGATCCGGACGCAGTAGCGCCAATCCTTGAGCGCGATCCCGCACTTCCACTGCCACCAGTCCAGATACGCCCGGTAACGGTTGTTGCTGGCGTCAAAGGCATCCGCGAGGCCGAGATCCTCGTGCTTCAACCCGGCCTGGCTGCCCTTGGGATAGATCCCGAACAGGCCCTGTGAACCCCAGCCGATCAGCCAAATGCTGCAGTTATCGGACCCCGTCCCGCCGCCGTTCAAGACGTGCGAGGAATTCCCGGCGCCGCTGAGTGCGTTGTAGCGTGGCGCCAAGCCTGTGAACTGTTCCGCTGCGAGGCCGCTGTTCCCGTAGAACAAGGTCGACACCATCTGCTGGTTCATGGCCTCCATGTGCGGAGTCGCCTCCGACAGGCGGAAGGCTGCGAGATTGCCGGAGAGCTCGGCCAAGTCCTTGTCGACCTGTCCGCGCGATTCCAGCATGCCGCACTGTTCGTCGATTTGTGCCGTGGTCGACCGACTGGCCGCCACACCTTGATTCAGCAGGCGCCAGGTGGCTGCCGGCAGACCCGTCCTGACGGCTGTCCGATTGCCGGTGGGCAGATTGCCCTCCTGGAACGGCATGTCGGTCAACACGGCATTGGTCTGCGAGAGCAGCTCGGCAATGTCTAGGATGTTGCCGTCCGGCCCTAACCGCTTGCCCCATTCGATCAGCGTCATTAATGTCGTAGAAAGTACAGCCATGGTCTCAGCCCCCCTTTAATTCGTGTGTGTCGATTAGCTCTTTGTCTTGTCATACATCCGGGACGCAATCCCCTCCAGGGAGTTGTCGCGCCCTCCGTCGCCGGCCCCGCCGTTGACGAATCCGTCGTTCTTCATCGCCGCACCAATGCGTGCGAACATCTTGACCAGCATGGGATGGTTCCCCAACCCGCTGGTGTTCAGCTCCTCTCGATCGGCTGGCTCCAAGAATCGCTCACCCGCCCGCCGGCAGTGCTCCTGCGTTTGCGCGAACTTCTCGCCGCCGTACGCTGGATCCGCCTTCAATTGCGTGACCCAGGTTTCCGTGGCCAACGTCTGGAAGGTCTCCTTCTGTTGGTTCCGGTATGCGACCACCTCCTGATCGGCCAGCTCCAGCGCCTGTTGTGCCACCGCGGGAGACAGACCCGCCGCCTTCGCAAAGGCAGTAGTCCTCTCGATCGATGCAGGCGTGACCGCTGCGTCCTTCGGAAGGGTCAATGCATATTCCACGACCGGCGCCGGTGCCGGCGCGACAACCGATCCCGCAGCTGGTGGTGCTGCTGCTGCCGGTTCCGCTGCTGGCGCTGCCGCTGCTGGCGCTGCCGCCGCTGCCGCGACCGCCGCCGCTGAAGCCGATGACGCAGCCGGCGCCGCCGCCGCTGCTGGGGTGACAGATGCAACAGGTGTCTCAGTCGGCATCGCTACTCTCCTTCTGCTCAGATTGTTTGACGTCTTCCGCTATCGGTCCATACGCTTGTTCGAGATCGTGGGCTTCCTTCGCCATCCGGTGATACAGCATGGGATCGAGTGCGTTAATCGACACCATCAAGGCCAGCCCACCAGACCGTTTCCCTTCATAAAATGCGGCTGTCTGCGCCTCGCACCCTGGCGTAAACGACAGGCGAAACACCCCGGCATCACAGAGCAGCCCCCACACGAAGCGACGGCCCTGGACCGAGCCCAGGACCGTGGCGAGATCCAGCCGCTCCCGTTCGATGGCGTGCTTCTCGTGTTGCCGTGCCCGCTTGACCTGCGCGGGATCTGCGGCATTGCCGACCAGCGTGCGTGCGCTCATCCTTAGGCCCCCGCCAGCATGCGCGTCAGCGCATTATCCGTACTCATATCGGCCCCGCTGAGATTCTGCGCGGCCTTCGCCATCTCTGGGATGGCCGCCATCTGCTGCTGTTTAGCCATCGCGTCCTGCTCTTGCTGGACGAGCTTCTGGGCCTCGTCGTCCGTGCGAATAATGTGCGAACTCACACCCATCATGTCGCCGTATTCGTTCACCGCCTCCCAGGCGTTCACCTTCTTGAGCACCTCCGGGAAGGCCGCCGCCATGTTGCCTACGAACCCGAAGAACCGCTCCGTACCCGCCACACCGACCAGCTTTTGTGCCTTGGCCATGATCGACTCGTACTCGACCCGCAAATCCATCCCGGCCAACTCCGGTGGCGGAGGTGGCACAACCCCCATCTCCAGCATAATGTCGAATTCCAGGTCGGTCAGTGGATCGAGGAGCTCATCGTGCGTCCGCTCCAGCACCGGCCCCAAGGCCAGGAGCTTCTCCTCGTGCCGCTCCGCAATCTCCGCCTGGTTCCGCGGTTGAATGCCTTCCATTTGCGCGAGCATGAGGAACAGATCCTCGTAGAAGGCCCGCGATACCCGGCGCTCCTTCAGGGAAATATCCTCGTTTACGTCCCGAATGTTCACATTGACGTCATGGATCGGGCTCAACCCGCCCTTGCCATCGCGTTCATCGACCAGGGTAATGTCGCCGGCGAGCAGGCTTACCTTTTGATTCCGCAGCCCCGGTGGTCCCTTGAGCGCCGGGTTCAATTGCTTCTCGATCGCCCGGCTTTTTCGTTTCTCTAGAATCTGAATCTCTTTGGTGGTCCCCAGCGCGTCCATCCCCGGACAGCTGGTGCCATAGGCGTCCTCGCCGGTAATGTCCCAGCGTGGCGCCAGCACGTTGAACCTCGACATCCCCGACTCCCGGAGATAGCCTGTGGCCGACCCGCCCACATAGCCTCCGGTCAGCCCTCC